TCAAACGCCACGTCTTGGAGTAACTGCCAGGGCTTGGCCCACTGATCGCCCCAGTGCTTGAGGTCCAGCGCCTGACCATGTTTTCCGCGCAGCCATTTTCCGATTTTCCACGGCTCATCCAGCGTGCGGCCTTCCTCCCGCTGTTTGTGATCGAGCCTCTCCGGCACGTCGTGAAGCCTTACCCAGCAGCGCTCCATGGCTGCCAGCGCTACCCAGTAGAGCATTCGCTGACGCGCGGGCGACCACTTCGGGAATCCAGGCAGGCGCTTGGCGGCGATCTGTGAAACGGAGAGGGCGGCCATGGTGGCCGCTTTCTGCATACTTGATGTGCTGAGCGCGCCCCGGCAGTTCAGAAAGTCGCCGACCGACTGGCGTGGCACGTCCATTGCCTGAATGGCCCCGTGCACTGCCGCGTACTCGGCATTAGTGCCTGACCCTAAGCCACCCTTGGCAGAGCAATCGACCATCACGCCGAGCTCGGCCATGTCCATACTGACCACGCCCTGGCTCCGCAGTCCGTCATCGCGCGCCAATACCCAAGCTAATCGTGCATCGTTGGTGATCATCACTCCACCTCGCTCTTAATCCACTCATGCAGGCTTGGGCTTGCCGATATGATGCGCAGCTCCACATCATTCGACTGGCCTGCAATGCTGGCGAACAGCTCGAACATGGCAAGATGGCTCTCTGTGACCACAATCATCTGCTCGCCAAGGCGCTCAAGCTTCCGTAGCCCGTTCCAGGTTGACGACTCCCGCCAGCCTTCCTTCATCACGCCGCCGATCTCGATGTCGTAGAAACGCTCTGTTCTGCTCGTCGCTTTCATACCACCCCCTTGGCTTTGTGTTGCTCTGCAATGCGCCTCGCCTTATTGCCATCCCGCGCCTCGCCAATCTCGTGACCGCCGTGATAGATCAGAAACAGATCAACGCCGCCACAGGTAAACTTGCTTATCTGGTACTGGCCGCAATCGGAGACGATGCAGCGATCGTTCGCCTTGTCTTTGAGTCGCCATTTCACGCTGCTACCTCGCTTACCGGAATGATCTCGACCCACGTTCCGCTTTCGGCTTTACGGTCTATTTCTGGCGGGTCCATGATGACGCGGCGCACGTACTGGCCACGGTCGTCGGGCAAAATCCCAGCCGCCACTAATCCATCCTCGATGTGCTTCACGTTAATTGAGTAGTTGCTGGTATCCCGGCGGGGCACGCCTTTACCCAGCCGTGGGCGAAACACGATATCGACCTGCCCGTTTACTGGCTTCATCCCCTGGCAAGCCGCTTTGACGGCCATGGCCGCGCGCTTAACGTCTTTGCGCCTCTGCTGGTAGTGCTGACGAATGGCGGTATTGGTGGAACAGGCGATGTAGGGCACAAATAGGATCATCAGTCACCCTCCGCTTCGTGGTGGCGGCCTGCGATTAACTCCTGGCTCACCTCTGCCGCGCTCGCTTGCCATTCATAACGAGCGTCAGTCAGCGCTCTATTGCAGGCAGACACCTCTTCGTCGTCTCGGCCTTTAATAGCCTCGTTGATTGCGTACTCGGCGACCTGTAGCCGATGCGCTGCTTTTGCCAGCCGCTGCCCGGCCTTGCTACTAATCGTGATCACTGCTCGTCCTCCAGCGGCTCACCCTGGTCATCCAGGCCTTTGAAAATGAACGCCGTGAACGCGATCAGCACCACGGCGCCAATCGACAGCAGGGCGGAGATGGTCCATAGAGTGGTCATAGCTTTACTCCTTTAACGGTCACCACGCCCAGCTCGATCAGGCGGCGAAGCGTCCGCGTCTGAGCGCGACGCATATACCAGTCGCGCGGTCCGGCGTCGCCGTGTGGCCACTTGGCACGGCCATCGATGCAGTCATGGCAGGCATGGCAAGCGAACACTGCGGAAATGTCGTCGCTTTTGCGGCTCATGCCGTGGCTTTCGTCCGGCAGGTGGGCCAATACGGTCGTCTCGGGATTGCCGTTGCAGACGCCGATGATGCCAAGCGTGCACTGCTCACCCCGGGCAGCGTTGCGGATATGCTTGGATTCGATGCGGGTTGCTTTGAGCATCTAAGCCACCTCTCTGTAATCGCGCGGGTTGATGCCCTTTAGGCCGGGGTCAGTCAGACGCATGCCCAGGCCGGTGAAGTGCTGGTAGACCGCATCGAGGTAGCGCGACTTCTGGTCTTTGGTCATCAGGCGCGTGCAAGGAAAGTCGAGCGGCTCCTGCATTAACTCCAACTTGGCCTCATACGGCAGCGGCTTAACGATGCGGTCGTATTTCTCTTTGAATTCGGGAAGCTCCCAGCGCAGGATCGGCACGGCGAAGTGCAGCTTGCAGAAGCCGCGGTACTCTTCAGCGGTGTGGTCGCCTTGGGCCTCTGCCTCTAGCAGCCACTTACGCTGGAGCTTGTTCTGATCAACGCTCCGCTTTACCTGGCGCTTTTGAACGATGATCTCCACGTCGCCCCATAGTTGGATGGCGTCGGTCAGTACGCGGGGTAGCTTGGAAATAGCGGCCATTGCTTCCTGTAGGCTGGCAGCGCGACTGACGAACGGCTTGTTCGCTGGTTTACCCATGTTCCACCTCCCGATATTTTTCTACGGCATCGGCGCTGGCATCGTAGTCGTCAATACGGAGTAAGTGATGCTCCATGGCGAATGGGTTAGGCGAACCAGTAACTGACCAAACTGGGCTCGGCGCCAAGAAATCCCATTCCGGCGCACGATCATTCACTCGAACAACTCTGCCCAAATTTTCTTCGTGAACTGCATTGACCAGTATTGCTAGACACCCGGGCTCAATTGGTTTCATGCCGCTTTCCCCTTTTTAAGCCCCATATCAAACGCCTTGCGGTAAACGCTCGCCTCGCTCCGGCGCAGCTCGACGGCGATGCGGTGGCAGTCCCAGTTAGGCTTCGAGTAATGGTCGGCCAGGAACTGCTTTTCCTTCGGCTGCCAGGGCTTGTTGGTCTTTTCGCGGAGCTCGCGCTGCTTGCGCTTCTCGACATGCTGCTTTTCGCTCATTGCCCGCAGCGCGCCTTGTACGCCGCCCTTGCTGCATCCCATAAGATCGGCAATGGCGTCATCGCTCAGCCCTTGGCTTTTCAGCTCGGCAATGCGGGCATAGTCGAGGCGGCGCTTCGGCCGCTGAACGCCCAACAGCTTGGCGGCGGCATATATCTCGGTGGCGGTGCGCTCGAGCTTTTCGGCAATCTCCTTCACCGTCCAGGACGGGTCGCCATAGGTTTGGGCGGCCAGTTCTAGCTCGACGGCTTCCCAGGGGGCTGGCTTGTTCATGCCGCACCTCCAATCCATGCAGTAAACCGATCCATAAACCCAGGCTTGGCCATCGCCTTGAGGTCGTTTGCCGTGTAATACCGCTCACCCTCGGGCGTTGAGCACTTCACGTTACCGTTGCCGTACTCGATGCGAACGACGATGCCTTTGGCGCGGAGCTGGGCGCGTTGTTTGACGGATAGGGTCATGAGTAGGCTTCCTCCATCGACCGTGGCGAGAGGTCTTCGAAGCGGGCGTTTGCAAGGCGAGAAACCACGTGGATGGTGTCGGTGCGTCCCTCGCGCTGCTTGCCGATAATGATCTCGGCCATGCCCTTGTTGTCGGGGTTGTCCTTGTTGTAAACCTCGTCCCGATACAGAAAGAGAATGGTGTCCGCTTCCTGCTCAATGGCCGACGAGTCTTTCAAGTCGCCCATGTTGGGACGCTTGTTCGGACGATCCTCAAGCTTTCGGTTGAGCTGGGAGAGCAGCATTACCGGGCAGCCGAACTCCTTGGCGATAGACTTGGCCCCGGCCACAACTTCCTCGATGGCGCGGTCGTGGCGCGTGCCGTAATCACCCTCGACTCGGACCTTGCCCAGGTAATCGATCATGATCAGACCGATGGAGCCATGCGCGTCATAAATGGCTTTGGCTTGCGACCTGATTTGGCTGATCGTGCGCGGGGTTTCGTCGTTGATGTACAGGTTCGACTTGTTGATCTGGTCCACAGGGAATGCGAACCGGGACCAATAGGCGTCGAGGTCGTTATTGCGCGGGTCGTAAATGACCGAGAGCGGAATATCACCAATGCTGGCGATCAGACGATTGAAAAGCGCCGGCCGCTTCATCTCGAGCGATTCCACCAAGATGGGTTTTTGTGCGTTTAGCGCAGATCGAAGACAATTCATCATGAAAGCGGTTTTGCCCATGGAGGGACGTCCACCCACGATGACAAGCTCGTCGGGCTTCATGCCAAGAGTGGCCTCGTCCAAGTCCTTGAGGCCGTATTGCAGCCCCATGGCTTCTTCTTCGCCGCTGTAGCGCCGGTCCAATGGGTCGACGAACTGGGGCCCTAGGTATTCGGCAGCGCGGAGAAGCCGGTCTTTGCGTCCA